CCAAGTTGGCAGAGAATAAGTTTCCACTGCAACCAGAACGAGACATCATGTTGATGATTATCAACCATGTCCGACTTGAACCGTGGCAACAAAACATTCTCAGCATGATACGTGATGAATCCATCTATTATCGTCCCCAGGGAATGACTAAGGTGCTTAACGAAGGTTGGGCAAGTTATTGGGATTCTTATATCATGGCAAGTTGCAACTTCGCAGGAGACGAAGGAATATTTGATTATGCAAAACACCACGCAGGAGTTCTTGGTGGAAAATACAACATGAACAATCCATATAAACTTGGAAACACTTTATTGCGTGATATTGAAGACCGATGGAACAAAGGCAAGTTTGGCAAGGAATATGAAAATTGCGATAGAACTGATGAAAAACGATATTGGAACAAGAACCTTGGTCTCGGCCGGGAGAAACTTTTTGAAGTCCGTGAGAACTATAATGACGTAACTTTTCTTAATGAATTTTTTACAAGAGATTTCTGTGAGAAGTATGAATATTTTGAATATGCTCTTGACAAATCAACCAACAAGTATGTGGTTGTCAGTAAAGATTATAAAGCAATTAAGCAGAAGTTGGTAAATCGTCATGTCAATATGGGACAACCTGTAATTTATATGGAAAACATGAAGTATAAGAATACTGAAATTCTATTGAGACATGACTATGAAGGCCGCCCACTTGACATAAAGTATGCAACGGGTACAATGGCATATCTACATGAGATTATCAAAAAGCCTATAAATATTCTTACATACGATGCTATGCAAGAGGGGTATGGTCCGGAGAAAGAGACGATAGAGGTTGAAGTCCGGTATCGTTATAGCAACGGAGAAATGAAACGATACGAGGGTGGAAAAGTTTGAGTAGGTGAAGCTAGATAAAAACCGAGTCTACCATTCCGACAATTTAGACTTTTTAAAAAAGTTGGATACTCGTTGTATTGATTTGATATATTGTGATATTCTATACGGAACTGGAAAAAAATTTAAGGACTACGAAGACCTACCCTCTGATCGTAATGAAATACATAGTCATTACATTCCACGATTGCACGAACTGCATCGTGTACTAAAAGACACCGGAACTATATATTTGCAAATGGATTTGCGGATTGTTCACTGGATACGGAATTTGATGGATAGTGTGTTTGGATACGAAAACTTCCGAAACCAAATCGTGGTGAAATTTAATATCGGTGGAAGAGGCAAACGAGAGTTTGCCAAGAAACATGATTACATTATTGTATATACCAAATCCGATGACTTTGTTTTCAATGACATGGACATACGAGTTCCGTATAAGTCGGTTATCAGCAAGAAGCAAGATCGACCAAATATAACTGCGGAGAAACTTGCAATCGGGACGATACCCACGAATGTGTGGGATGATATACCATCTGGATTAAAAGTGAAGAAGGCAACTGACTATTATAGTGAGAAACATCCGAAGATTTTGGAAAGAATTATCAAGGCAAGTAGTAACGAAGGTGATTTGGTTGGTGACTTCTATTGCGGAAGTGGAACTACTTTTGCCGTATGTAAACAACTGAATCGCAACTTCATAGGATGTGATTTAAATCAACGTGCGGTGGATGTTTCGATGGAACGAATTGGTAAGAAAATAAATTAGTTTTTTACCTTGCAAACCACATAAAATATGTGTTATTATATATTTATATATGAGCATTAAATCGTTAATGTTCATTACACACAAACACACACACATAAAGGAATAAAAATATGAGTATTCACACTCACAACATGAATGCATATAGCATTCGACTAGAAGTACTAAAGGAAGCAACGGGACTGGTGAAGGACAGTTGGTATCATAAATGTGATGCTGTCCGCACAAATGCGGAGAACAACAACGAACCGATTACCCTACCACCAGAACCAACGACCAAGGACATCTTGGACACCGCATCTCAACTGTACGACTTCGTGCAAAATCACGGAAAAAGTTCTTAATAAAAGTATGATTCTTGTTGACTAACGTCGGCCAGGATAGTATTATATTAAGAATATTATTAACAAATAAAAACTAAGGATTAAAAAAATGGCAATTGACCTAGATAAAATCAAAGCAAAGCTTACGAACCTCTCACAGAGCAACAATCGTAAGAATTACCAATGGAAACCTCAACCTGGAAAACAACAGGTTCGCATCGTGCCTTATAAGCACCAACCAGATAATCCGTTTATTGAACTATATTTTCATTATGGTATCAATAACCGCACTTATCTTTCACCCAAGTCGTTTGGTCGTCCCGACCCGATTGTAGAGTTCGCAGAAAAGTTGACTCGTAGTGGAGACAAGGATGATTATCGTATGGGACGTTCTTTAATGCCGAAGATGCGTACTTTTGTTCCTGTCATCGTCCGCGATGAAGAAGGAGAAGGAGTTCGTTTCTGGGGATTTGGTAAGGAAGTTTATCAAGAACTATTGGGGGTCATTGCTGATCCTGATTACGGAGACATCACCGACCCAACCAACGGAAGAGACATCACTATTGAGTTTCTTTCTGCGGAAGAAGCAGGACGTTCGTTTCCAAAGACCAATATTCGTGTTAAACCAAACACATCACCTATATCCGAAAACAAGAACACCGTTGATTCGGTTTCAAACAATCAAGCAGAAATAACAGAGATTTATCAAGAACTCAGTTATGACGAATTGAAGGACGCACTTGAATCATGGGTAAGTGGAGAATCTGAAGGAGACGCACCCCCTGCGGAATCCACGGATAAACCAACCAAGCAGGTAGTTGTTGAGGCAACACAAACAGAGGTTAAGCAACCTACAAGTGCTACGGCTCAAGAAAGTAAACCAAACGCAACTTCTACGGAAGATGTTGAGGCTGCTTTTGAAGAGTTGTTTAAATCTTAATGTAGGTAACTGGGACTGTAACGTGGTGGGGGAAATCCCCCCACCACATTAGTCCACACAAAACAAAAATTATTAAAATATGGCAAAGAAAAAAGAAGCAAAACCAACAAGCAAAACGGATGATTTAGCAACTGTTCTTGCGAACAGTTTAAATACCGCATATAAAGACGAAGGCAAAGTTGCTTTCTTTTTAAGTGAAGGTGACGATCCGTCACTTATATCAGATTGGATTTCAACTGGTAGTAGTCTTCTTGACCTTGCCATCTCCAATCGTCCGGGTGGGGGAATCCCTGCCGGCCGAATTACAGAAATAACCGGACTTGAACAAAGTGGAAAGAGTTTAGTCTCCGGTCACATTCTTGCGGAAACGCAAAAGAAACATGGTGTCGCAGTATTAATTGATACTGAAACGAGTGTATCAGTTGAATATCTAAAAGCAATCGGAGTTGATACCGACAAGTTACTTTATGTTCATGTAGATACGGTAGAAGACATCTTTGCAACAATTGACAACATCATAGCAACGGTACGAAAGTCTAGCAAAGACAGACTCGTAACGATTGTAACTGACAGTGTGTCCGCTGCATCGACCAAAATTGAAATGGCCGCAGATTATGCAAAGGATGGTTACGCAACAACCAAAGCAATTTTAATCAGCAAGGCAATGAGAAAATTAACTTCCACAATTGGAAGGCAAAATATTGCACTTGTATTTACAAACCAACTCCGACAAAAAATGGGAGTTATGTTTGGTGATCCGTGGACAACGAGTGGTGGTAAGGCACTTGCATTTCATGCAAGTGTTCGCATCCGACTCAAGAGCATGGGTCAAATTAAGAAAGGTGCAACCACCGAAGTAGTGGGTGGTAAATGTGAAGCAACCGTTGTTAAAAATCGAATGGGCCCACCGCAACGGAAGGCCGCATTTGAAATTTATTTTAATCGTGGAATAGACGATATCGGAAGTTGGATAACTACACTAAAGACGCACAAAATATTTAAACAAGGTGGTTCGTATTATTCGTATACAGATTCTAAAGGCAAGGACTATAAGTTCATGGCAAAAGATTTTCCAGAAATGCTAAAAGACGAAGAACTTAAAAGTGAACTATATCAATGTATGTGTGATAAACTTGTTATGGAGTACGCTTCGGCCAATAGTGTAGTGGACGACGACGTTGAATTTACTGATAATGAAGAACTGGCCGAGCAAGAATTGGCATCGGTTGAGAATGAGTGATAAGAGTAAAATATTTAGTTTATTTCAGGAGTTCTCAGAGGAGTCGAGGGCAGAGTTAGATGCAGATCGCGATATAAATTCCGATGCACTTTTAATTGATGGTATGAACACGTTTATGCGTGTGTGGAGTATGTATCCAACCACGAATGACAACGGAGATCATATAGGTGGTTACACTGGATTTCTAAAAAGCATAGGTCATGCAATTCGTTTACGCAAACCGACCCGATGTATTGTTGTATTTGACGGCAAGGGTGGGTCTGCACGAAGACGAAAAATATTTCCTGACTACAAAATGAAAAAGAATGTACGATTTCGTGTAAATCGTGCGTTGAGTTTAGATTTAGATCAAACAGAAGAATCGAGTTCAATGAAGTATCAAATAGTGAAACTAATTCAGTATTTGAATATGCTTCCTGTTACTACAATTTGCTTAGATCACATAGAAGCAGATGATGTAATTGCATTACTTGCTCGTTCATATTTTAGTGGTCTTGGTAAGAAATGTACCATAATGAGCACGGATAAAGATTTCCTACAACTTGTAGACGAAGATGTCACTGTATATAGCCCGACTAAAAGAACGGTTTATACTCCCGAGAAAGTTTCACATGAATACGAAATTCATCCAAATAATTACCTTTTATACAGAACAATTGACGGTGATCGTGGAGATAACATCATGGGGATGAAAGGTGTGGGTGAAAAGAAATTGAAAGCCGCATTTCCTGAACTTTCAAACGAAGCAAAACTGGAAGTGGCCGATTTAGTTAAAATTTCTGAGGACAGGCAAAAAGAAATGCCTTTGTATAAAAACTTTTTGAAAGAAGAAAATCAAGTGTTGCTTAAAAGAAACTACGACTTGATGCAGTTGATGGATAGTATTCTTCCTGCAAGTATGCAGACCAAAATATTCGATCACGTGGATTCTCCGGTTACGGAACTTAATAAATTTGAATTTAGTAAGAAGTTCGCAGAAGACCAACTATGGGCTGCGTTTCCTAATCACCATAACTGGCTTATGGAAACTTGGACCATTCTAAACAACTATGCAATTACAAGTAATTCTTAGTTTTTTTATAAATAGACTTGATTCATTTAGAATCATCTGATAGAGTTTATTAAATATGACGGAGACTAATAAAACTGATGTGGATACCCTTCAAAAATTTGGGACTGCATTTCAAAGTAAAACAATTCGTGCTTTAATCGATGATAAAAAGTTCTTGGAAAGAACACATGACATTATTGAAACTGAGTATTGGGAGAGTGAAGCTCACAAATGGATTGTTGATGAGATTTTAACTCACTACGACAAATACAAAAAAACAACGACACTAGACGTATTCAAAATAAAATCCAATGATGTAGGAATTGATTCCTTCAAGGCCGCAATTGTTGACCAACTCAGAAACATATTTACGCAAATTGATACTAATGATGCGGAATTTGTTAAGAATGAATTTCTTGATTTTTGTAAAAACCAGAAACTCAAAAATGCGATCATGCAAAGTGTCGATTTCCTCAAGGGAGGTCACTACGACTCTATCAAACGAGTTGTGGACGATGCGTTAAAAGCAGGCACCGAACGAAACATGGGTCACGACTACGCACGTGATATAGCACTTAGAATGTCAGAGTCTGCCCGTGACACAACACCAACCGGTTGGGAAGTAATAGATGATTTAACAAACGGCGGCATGGGCCCAGGAGAATTGGGTGTTATTATTAGTAGTGCTGGCGGTGGTAAGAGTTGGTGTCTCGCAGCCCTCGGAAAGTCGGCAATGCTGAGTGGCAAAAACGTATTGCATTATACCCTAGAACTCAATGAGTGCTATGTTGGTCTACGATACGATAGTTGTTTTACAGGAGTACCTTTTCAAGATATCACGGAACACGAAGAAAAGGTAAAACATATAATCGAAGGTATTAAAGGAAAGTTGTTGATTAAAGAATATCCCACGAAAAGTGTTGGAGTTTCAACAATTCTTGCTCATGCCAATTTAGCATCCACAATGGGGTACCCCGTTGATATGGTTGTGGTAGATTATGCAGATATTTTGTCTCCCGGCAAAGTTGGTAACAATTCAAATAGTTACACAGAACAGGGAAGTATTTATGAGGATCTTCGAGGCCTTGCGGGCGAACTCGGAGTACCTGTATGGACGGCATCACAAGCAAGTCGTTCGTCATTGGATGATAATATAATTGAGGCACAAAAGGTTGCTGATAGTTATCGTAAGATTATGACGGCCGACTTTGTAATCAGTTTGTCACGAAAGGCAGCTGATAAGATAAACAATACAGGTAGATTTCATGTTATTAAAAATCGGTTTGGTCCCGATGGCATGACGTTTCCAAGTAGAGTAGACACATCTTCGGGTCTGATTGAAATATATGATGAAAAAAGCACCAACGGTGCAGAAATAATGGTCGAAATGAATGATTCGGATAACGGTGCAAAAACCATCCTAAAATCAAAGTATGATCAAATGAACAAAAAATCATATAATAATGAAGATGCGTCTGATATTGGATAAAAATTCGGTATGCTTAGTATGTATTTTTACGGAACAATTCGTAGAAATATTTTCTATAATGTTAATATAATGTTTCTATAAAATTCAAACCAAAGGCTATAAGTGAAAGTAAAAAAACGCAACGGGCGACTCGAAAACTTTAATGTTGATAAAATTAATATGTGTGCAGAGCGTGCGTGTAAGAATTTAGAAAACGTAAGTGCAAGTGAAGTTCTTATTGATGCTAAGATAAAGTTATATGACAAGGTAACCACGGATGAAATAGACAAGTCACTTATCATGAGTGCGAGGTCTAAGATTGAATTTGAACCGAACTATACCTATATGGCCGCACGAATGCTTCTCAACACAATTTACAAGGAAGTATTTGGTGAAGGTGTAGATAGTGATGCGTTTGAACTTCAATATCGTAAAAGTTTCATTACCAATATGCGTAGATTAGTTCGTGAAGAAATTCTCAATGAAGAACTACTTGAAAGTTTTGATTTACGTGAGTTGAGTGATAAACTCAATATTGACCGAGAAAAGGATTGGAAGTATCTTGGTATTCAAACAATTTATGATCGTTATCTTTTGCACATTGGAGGTAGACGCATGGAAACACCACAAGCAATGTGGATGCGTATTGCAATGGGTCTTGCGTTAAATGAGAAATCAGAAGACCGTCAAGAGTATGCTTTGAAGTTTTACGAAACACTAAGTCAGTTTGATGTGGTCAGTTCCACACCAACATTGTTTAATAGTGGAACAACTCATAGTCAGTTGAGCAGTTGTTATCTAAATACCTTTGACGATTCGATAGACGGAATCTTTGACGGACTTTGGCAAGAAGCAAGAAAAAGCAAGTTTGCAGGTGGTCTTGGTTTTGACATTTCAAACTTCCGTGCAAGGGGAAGTTACATTAAAGGAACAAACGGAATCAATCAAGGTCCCGTTTATTTTTGGAAACTTTACAATGATATGCTCGTTGCAGTAAATCAAGGTGGAAAACGAAAAGGTGCAGGATGTGCATATCTTGAAACATGGCACGCTGACATTGAAGATTTTCTTTCACTTAGGAAAACCGTGGGTGACGATAGAATGCGTTGCCATGATATGAATACTGCAAATTGGATTCCTGACTTGTTTATGAAACAAGTTGAGGCAGATGGTCCGTGGTATTTGTTTAGTCCCAACGAAGTACCCGAACTGCACGAAACATTCGGTGCGAAGTTTGAAAAGAAGTATTGGGAGTATGTAGAAAAAGGCAAAGCCGGAGAACTTGATGTTTTCCGTGAACTGAGTGCAAAGAGTTTGTGGAAAAAGATGCTCAAAAGTATATTTGAAACAGGACACCCTTGGGTAACTTTTAAAGACCCGTCAAATCTTAGGTATAGCAATCAGCACGTAGGAACGGTTCATAGCAGTAATTTATGCACCGAAATTCTTCTGCATACAAAACCAACCATTCACAATGACGATGGAACTCGTTCAGTAAAAGAATACGGAGAAACTGCAACTTGTAATTTAGCAAGTATCAATTTAAAACGTCATGTGGGAGTTGATAAGCACGGAGAAAAATTTATTGATTATGGTAAGTTAGAAACAAGCACAAAACTTGCAATGCGTATGTTAGATAATGTTATTGATCTTAATTACTATCCAACCGAAGAAGCACGAAAAAGCAATATGACTCATCGTCCTGTCGGTTTGGGTACAATGGGTTGGCATGATATGTTTTATGAGTTTAGTGTAAACTACGGAAGTGAAGATGCAATTCGTATTAGTGATGAAGTTTATGAAAACATTTCCTACTTTGCAATTGAGTCATCATCTGATATGGCACGGGATCGTGAAACATATGAATCATACACAGGAAGTTTATGGGACAAAGGAACATTTCCGATTGACACTTACCAAGAACTGATGGAACTCCGCGGAACTAAACAAGAAATTACTTTACGGAAAGATTGGGACAAACTCAAAAAGAAAGTTGCAAAACAAGGAATGCGAAATAGCAATACGATGGCCATCGCACCGACTGCAACAATCAGTTACATCGCAGGATGTTCACAGAGCATTGAACCTAACTTCGGAGTTATCTTTGTGTATTCAACATTAAGTGGTGAGTTTACCATGATGAACGAATACTTTGTCAATGACATGAAGACCGAGGGAATTTGGACAAAAGAACTTGCCAACCTTGTTAAAAGTGTAGACGGAGATTTAGGTAAACTGAATGGTTCTATTCCTCAATGGATAAAGGAAAAATATGTAACTGCATTTCAACAAGACCAATTTAAACTTATTGATTGTGCAGCTGCCCGTCAAAAGTGGATTGACCAAGGTCAGAGTTTAAATCTTTACAACGACAAAAGTAGCATGAAATTTTTGAACGACATTTACATTCACGCATGGAAAAGTGGACTCAAGACAACTTACTATTTGAGAAATCTGGCCGCAAGTGCAATTGAAAAGTCAACCGGATCAAATGTAGAAGAACACAATTCCGAAGAGGAAACCGCATCCGAATCCGTAGAACCATCTCTGTGTAGTATAGAAGCAAAAATGCGTGGGGAAACCTGCGAAAGTTGCCAATAGTTCAAGTATGATCCAATTTCCTTGACTTATTTCCACTTCCTGGTAATATATATAAATATAAACTAATATTAACGAGGAATGAAAATGAAACTATTTTTAATGGCAATGAGTGTGGCAGTAGCAATTACTGTAAGTGGTGTAAGTGGTAAGTCAATGCGAGAAGTAGCAGATCACCTCCAAGATATTTCAGTAACTATTAAGTCAGAGGGAGAGCGATCTAAGTCAGAAGGTTCTGGTGTTATGATCATTCGGGAAATCGGTGGAAAAAAAGTTACCTTCGTATGGACGGCCGCACACGTCGTAGATAATTTACGTTCAGTTAGAACCGTTATCAACGAAAAAGGTCAACCACTTAAACTAGTTGAATTTGAAGATCCAAAAATCGTTAAGGAACTCGTAGAAAGTGGTCGTAGAGTGGGTGAGATAAAGATGGATGCACGGGTTATCAAATACTCAAATGCAGACACGGGAGAAGACTTAGCATTGCTTATGGTGCTTGCAAAGGACTATGCTAAGAGTGGAGCATCGTTCAAACTAACTGGTAAGAAAGGTGATGACAACATCGTCCCAATTGGAACTCAACTGTTTCATGTTGGTTCATTGCTCGGTCAGATGGGTGCAAACTCAATGACAACCGGTATCATTTCGCAAGTAGGCAGAACTTTAGGAAAGAAAGAATACGACCAAACCACGGTAACTGCGTTTCCAGGAAGTTCTGGGGGTGGAGTTTACTTAACCGATGGTCGGTATGTTGGTATGTTGGTACGAGGTGCAGGTGAAGGTTTTAATTTGATGGTTCCTGTACGTAGAATGCTCCAGTGGGCAGAAAAGAATGATATTATGTGGGCAATTGATCCACGTGCTGAAATGCCATCATTTGATGAGATTGATGAAATTCCAGTTGAAGATGCAGGTATATCGTCTAAGAAGAATAGCACCGATGAGAAATCAGTACGTTCACTTCAGTTTCTTATTAAGATACTTCCCACGGGTCAAAATCTTGACCTCGGAGAAGAACTTAACACACGACCTTCTCTCGAAACGACAATTTCCCCAAAACTCGAACTTAGATAATTGAATTATCTTAGGTTTATACAAACGGTTATATTAGTTTTATTTATATCATCCTTGGTTGCCAAGGATGATGGGTTTATAAACAAAGACACAGAAGGTCCCAAAAAGCCTACAAAAGATAACTCGCAGAAATCTTGGACTGATGTTGTAAATCCAAAATTACAAGCATCGTATGAAGCACACGAAAAAGAAAAACGAGACCGTGCACAATTCTCAAAAGACATTGGTAGATTGGCCACATTGAAAAAGAAACAATTTGACTTGGTAGCAACAATACATAGATTCAATTTAAGAGGCCCTCACTATGACCCAGACAAGTTTGATGAATATACCAAGTGGATGAGGATATATGAAAAGGAGATTTTGGTTGCGATGAACAACTATGATTCAGAATCATATGTTTTCTTTTTTGAGGAATTTGCAAAACTTACAATAAAACGAGCAGGTATGATTAATCCGAATTGTAAACTTAAAGATTGCGAATGTCGTAATTATAAAGATTAAATTTGATATTTATGAAAATGGAATGTTTGAAAAAATTAATATGTAAAATTAAATGTTTTTTTGTTAAATGTTGTAAAGACAACAAGTGCGAGTGCATTTGTCACGACAAGAAATAATTTAATTACTTTACATAGACAATAAATTGTGGTATAGTATTCTTCTAATTATAAGGAGAACTATATATGAAAAGATTATTGATATTATTATGTCTGTCCACATTAACATCATGTGGCATTAAAAACAAATTCCTAAACTCATCGAGTGGAACTTTGGGAGTACCCAAGCAATATGTAGGAGAAAACGCTACAACTGAGTTAATATCCACGGAGCCAGAAAAACAACCCGAATCCCCACCCACTCAATCAGAGACGGCCACCAAGGCAATGGAAACGGATCAATCAACGGAGTCCTTCTTTAATTGGTATTACACACTTCCATTTGTGGGACTTGCAATTCTTGCATTTCTTGTATACCGACTAAAGCAACAAAATTTAAATTTGAAATCATTATAAACTTTTTTAACTATTGAATCGTTATATATATTTGTATGAAAACTGGTGAACTATTAGGAAAACACACAGAAGGAGTAAATCAAATCCTTCCACATAAACATAAATGGGCTTGGGATCTGTACGAACAGGGTGTCAAAAATAACTGGGTACCTACTGATGTACCGATGACAAAGGATGTTCAAAACTGGAAATCCCCCAATGAGGTTGCATTAAGTGAAGATGAACGACTTGTGATCAAGAGGTGTCTTGGGTTTTTTGCAGGAAGTGAAAGTTTGGTTGCAAACAACCTTATGACATTATCCAAGTATATTACTGATCCTGAGTGTAGGCAGTATATGGCAAGGCAGATGTATGAAGAGTGTTTGCATAATCACACGGTGGTTTACATATGTGATAGTTTAGACTTGGATATAGGTGAGGTATACGAAGCATATCAAACGGTTCCGTCTATCAAAGCAAAAGATGATTTTTTGATAGAAGTTACCGGTGACCTAAACGATGCAAACATAGATACATCAACAAAACAAGGAAGACGAGATTTATATAAAACTGCGTTTACCTATTGGGTCGTATGTGAAGGAACTTTCTTTTTCAGTGGATTCGCAATGTTACTTGCATTAAGTGATAAAATACCAGGAATTGCAGAGCAAATTCAATATACTTTGCGTGATGAAAGTATTCATATTAAATTCGGCACAACACTTCTTAACAAATTACGAGAACAATATACTGACATAATGACACCCGAGTTTGAAGAAGAACTAACGTCCGTATTAAAACAAGCTGTTGATTTAGAAATTGCATATGCAAAGGATGTATTACCCCGAGGTATTCTTGGATTAAATTCTGAAATGTTTGTGGAGTATATGCAGTTTATTGCGAATCGTAGATTAGAAAATCTGAACATGAACTTTCGGTATGATAGTGATACGAATCCATTTCCTTGGTTAAGTGAAATAATTGACATCCGCAAACAAAAGAACTTTTTTGAAACACGGGTTATTGATTATCAAGATGATTCCGCACTAATCGATGATTTTTAATACACAGATACATATATATAGTTAGTGGAATACAATCAAGAACTATACGAAAAAAGTTTATATTATCGTCACATAGTTGATGAGTGTGGTGAGATTGATAAGCACAAGTGGATTGAATCGGAAAAGTTTGGCAAGGACATTGGCAAGGACACAGCCCGTTGGTCGTGGATAAGTCACCACAAAAATAATTGGCATTCTCACTGGATTAAAGAAAATCTAAGTCATTTAGAAAATAAAACAGAATAGTTTTTATATTTATTCTGTATGGAAAACACAAACTGGAAAGAACTGAGTAAACAAAAGAATAAGGCAGTTGATGCAAAGACTTTTAAGTTTCTCCCAGCTGACCCGTTCAAAAACTTAAAGTTGTTGGTGGTTGTATTAGTTCACCACATGGTGGTGATTGGCAACTTTTCTGCATTTTTTATACTTGCATTTCAAGGATTCACTCCATATGGAGTGTCGTGGTATGTTGCACTTCCTCTATGTTCGTTTATTGTATTGATATCATTTTCCAAAGTCTTGGATTGTCCAATGACTCACTACGAAAATAAATTAAGACGTGAGGTAGGAAAACAAGAAATTCGTGGGTTTATGAAACACTACATTCTCAGACCATATGCCAGATTTAGATATAATTTAAAGAAAGCACAGAGAGCAAGAGACGCAAAGAACTCCACGGATAGTTGATGATGAGATTAAAATTTGAGGAAGCATATGACTTTGTTCAGTGGGTTTTTAAGAAGAACAAAGTACCTGCAAAGCATTTGAATACATGTACCGATGTACTTCTAAGTGCAGATGAACTTGGTTTCAAGTCTCATGGATTGAGTAGACTTGGATATTATGTAAAACGAATTAAGGATGGTATCATAGATGTAAGTGCAATTCCTGAGGTAGTCCGTGATAATAAATCATGTGTAACCATTGATGGCCACAATGCTCTTGGTCAAGTCGTTGGGAAGTTTGCCATCGACCAAGCAATTAAGAAAACAAACGAACATGGAATAAGTTGTGTCGCAGTTAGAAATTCATCGCACTATGGAATAGCAAGTTATTACAGTCGTTACGCAGTTGAGCATAATTTAGTTGGTATGAGTTTTACGAATGCTCGTCCTGCGGTAGCACCCGTTAATTCGGTTGAACCGAAACTGGGAACAAATCCGTATGCGATTGCATTTCCGTCTGATTATGACTTTCCGTTCAGTATAGATTGTGCAACATCCATCTATCAACGTGGAGACCTTGAGCTTAAGGCAAGAAATACACCTGATAATTATGTACCGGAGTGTGCAGTAGTTTCTCAAAATGAAAACTTAACCTTTGAACGTTCGTTGAGGTGGTTGGAACGAGGAATGGCCGCATTAACACCCATCGGAGGCCACAAGGGATACGGATTATCAGTTGCCATCGAGTTGATGTGTTCTGCGTTTCAAAGTGGTGCGTGTATGAGCAAGTTGAGTGGTTTATATGAAGGTGATACCGAAAACCCGAATTATGATATAGGTCACTTTTTCATTTGTATAGACCCGGAGAACTTTACGGATTTGAAGACATTTAAAAAGAATGTGGGTGACGTTTTGCGAGAATTAAAGGCAAGCAAAACAAAACGAAGTTCTGACGAAGTTCTTGTCCCAGGAGAAATTGAGTATAATACTTCACTCGATGTACATACGAATGGAATTGAAATTTCCGATGAATTGCTTGCCGAACTAAACGAACTTGGATTCGACAAATGGCAGAAGCAACACACAGCAAAAAATTCGAAATAACCATCGCGGTGCTGGGAATGACGGGTGGAGCAATTCTTCCGTTTCCAGATTTGATTGGATGGGGGTTTGTGGTCTTTGCGATTGTTAATTTTTTGAGTATGATATTTTTTATTGGTAGGAAGATGCATTGGTTGGCTGCGTTGTCCTTTTATTTTGTTGTGGTTGACTCCTTGGGAATCTGGATAAATTTATTAAAAGATTGGGTACAATGAGATTACTTGACATTTTAGGGGAATACGATGAACACATATCACTTGGTGGCACTTGTAAGGTTGCCTTGAAATTAAACGAAATTGAGTGTAGAAAAAGTTCATATCCGTTTGATTGGGTTGTAATTACCACGGATACAATAGTGAAACTAATTGAGAATAAGTTTGACGGGTGGACTTCGAGAGAAAACATGAAACATTGCCGTGGTGAGTGGTATATAAACACGAAGTATAATACAGGACATAAACACGAATTCAGAGAATCAACTGAGGATAGAGGTGATCATTTATACGAATTTACGAGTAACTCTGAATTTTCCACTTGGCAGAACGAAAAGAACAGACGAGCAACACGATTCATGGATTTACTTGAATCCAACAAGAAAGTGATGTTCATCCGAAGAAGCAGAATGGCCCGAACTAGTGGAGGTTATATTCCACACAGAATTGACCCATTAGAAGAACTGAAAGCTGCTCGTAATTTTACGGAATATGTGGAACATAAGTATCCAAATCTTGACTTTAATACATTGTTTATCAACACAGGAAGCTTCCAGTTTACAAATTGGATAACACACCGCAAATTGATGTGTGTATCTGAATATCAGTGGGATAGTTACATAATTCGGTAATTTGTACTATTTTGTTTGACTATTATATATAAACTTGTAATAGTTATATCTGTATAAAAACGGTTATGAATAAAAATGTATACTTAGTTGACGGCATTCGAACTCCATTTTGCAAAATGGGGTCAAATTATGCACGAACATCGGCCGCAGAACTAGGCACTTCTGCAACAAAGGCACTTTTCGCAAAAATGGATTTGAATCCGGATGTTATAGATGAAAGCGTTATGGGATGTGTTTGCCAACCAGCAGATACTGCAAACATTACACGGGTAATTGCGTTGAAAGCAGGTGTACCAAAAAGTGTTCCTGCATACACGGTTCACCGCAATTGTGCAAGTGGGTTTGAATCAATCACCCAAGCACATGATAAAATCAACGCAGGACGAGGAAGTATCTACTTATCGGGAGGAACGGAGAACATGACAAATGCTCCGTTTCTTTATAGTGGGAGTGCGGTAAGTAAATTTACTGCACTATCAAAGTGTAGAACTTTCCGTGATCGTTTACACACGATTTTGAGTTTCCGTCCAAAAGATTTTGCTCCGATTGTCAGTTTGCGGTTGGGTCTCAGTGACATTACAATTGGAATGAACATGGGTGAAACTGCCGAACTCATTGCAAGAGAAAACGGAGTTACACGATATCATCAAGATAAGTTTGCGTTGGAATCTCACCTCAAGGCAGAAGTTGCCAAGAAAAGATTTGCTCAAGAGATTTCACCATATTATTTTCCAGACGGAACATTCGTAGATACAGACAATGGAATCCGTGGAGAGCAAAGCATGGGTGCGTTGGAAAAACTTCGTCCTGTGTTTGACAGAAAGCAAGGAACTGTAACTGCGGGCAACGCATCGCAAATTACGGACGGTGCAGTTTCGGTGTTGATTGCAGACGAAAATGCAGTTAAGGAAAACAACTGGACACCATTAGGTAGAATTTCCGCATATGCGTATGCAGGATGTGATCCAGAAAGAATGGGACTTGGTCCTGTCCACGCAATTCAGAAAGTATGCGATGAAACTGGATATAAACTTGATGACTTTGATCTGATTGAAGTTAATGAAGCATTCGCTGCTCAAGTTCTTGCGGTTTGTAAACAACTTAAAAAAACAACAGACTTGGGTGAAGTTGACTTTGCAAAGTTGAACGTAAATGGAGGAGCAATCGCACTTGGCCATCCAGTTGGTTCAAGTGGTTCACGGATTGCACTTACAACATTAAAAGAACTTGAACGACGTGGTGGTAAACGAGCATTAATTTCACTCTGCATCGGTGGAGGTCAAGGTGGTGCAATAATTTTGGAAAGAGACTAAAATGAGTAATTCAATTAAAAGAGAAGTATTTGACGATATTGTCACGATAATATTCGATCAAGAAAATTCCACCGCGAACGTATTCAATGAAGATTTGTTTAAGGAACTTGACGATCAACTTGCATTTGTGGAAGACCACCAAGGTGCATTTAAAGGAGTCATATTTAAAAGTGCCAAGCCAAGTATATTCATTGCAGGTGCGGATTTAAAATCATTTTCAGATAACCCCACCCCTGAAAGAATTTCACATCTAATTAAATTGGGTCAACAAACGTTTAATCGTATTGAAGACTTGAGGATGCCATCGGTCGCTGCAATTCACGGTGCGTGTGTTGGTGGTGGATACGAGTTGGCACTTGCGTGTGACCATCGTGTTGCTACTTTAGATCCAGCAACTAAGATTGGACTACCGGAAACTATGCTAGGAATTCTTCCTGCGTGGGGTGGTTCAACTAGGTTACCGAGAATGATTGGGTTGCCCGCTGCAATGGGAATTATCCTTGCCGGTAAAGTTGTTGTTCCAAAGTTGGCACTTAAACTTAAGATGATTGATCGTGTGGTGTATAAAGAACGGTTGGACTCAAACGCAAAGGCATTGGTATTAACCGGAAAAAAGAAATACAAAAAGCACACATTAAACAGATTCCCATTAAAATACATTGCAAAGTCCAAAGCAACTAAGAACGTACTCAAGACAACGGGGGGAGTTTATCCTGCTCCGTTAAAAGCAATTGACGTAATGGTTGATGGACTGGGTGTCAGTAGAGATGAATCATTGAAACTTGAACAAGATGCGTTTGCGGAATTGCTTACTACTGATGTTGCAAACAATTTGGTTAACATTTTCTTTTTACAAGAACGAAGCAAAAAGACCAAAGGTGATTCTGACTTCAAGGTAAAAAATACTGCGGTTATAGGTGCTGGAGTTATGGGTGCAGGAATCGCACAATGGATTAGTTCAAGAGGGATCAACGTATTGCTCAAGGATATTAAACCAGAGTTCGTGGCAAAGGGAATTGCAACCATATCAAAGTTGTATTCCGCAGCTGTGAAGAAACGAGTGATGACCAAAGCAGAAGCAACCATGAAGATGGACAAAGTGACTCCGATCACAAAATCAGTTCCTATGAAGAATGTAGATTTGGTTGTAGAGGCCGCCATTGAACGATTGGATATCAAACAAGATTTGTTTGTGGAATTAGAATCACTTGTTCGTGATGATACAATACTCGCAACAAATACGTCGGCATTAAGCATTGTTGACATTGCTGAGAAAATGGAACACAAAGAACGAGTCGTTGGTATTCATTATTTCAATCCTGTTCACAAAATGAAGTTGGTGGAAGTAATTCGTGGAGAATGTACATCAGAGGAAACCGTATTAAAGGCAACTCAATTTGTCAAGAAGACAGGAAAATTACCTGTGGTTGTAAAGGATAGTCCCGGTTTCCTCGTAAACAGAATTTTAATGCCATATCTTATTGAGGCCGTTCACCTGGCAGCTGCCAATGCGGGAATTAAACGTGTTGATAAGTTGTTACGAAACTTTGGTATGCCAATGGGTCCCTTTCGTTTGATTGACGAAGTTGGTGGTGATGTATGTCAACACGTGGCAGATGATTTGCTGAACCGATTATCCACTAAGTTTCCAAATTCAAACATTCTCAGAAAGATGATAGAGTTGGGTGACTTGGGCAAAAAGTCCGGCCGAGGTTTTTACAAATATTCAGGTGGAAAATCCACAGGAGCAAGTTCAAAAGTGCCATTCGGTGCGTTGACTATGATTTATACAGATGATGAAATAGTTGATCGATTGGTTCTTATTATGGTTAACGAAGCAGTTCGTTGTCTTGAGGAAGGTGTGGTTGAAA